CATATCCGATGATGAATACGTGGCTAAGGTCATCAGCAAGTCCATATATAAGCCCACTAGCATTTATATTCGTCTTCCCTACGGTTATACTTTTTATAATCCTAATTATAGCTCCGTTAAGCTTAATGCTTCTGGTAGGAAAGCCAATAACACAATATCTGGCAAAACTCATTGGGAAGTGTTGTCAGGTGGGCAGAAAATGAAGAATTTAGCCATGGTGTATGCACAAACCATGGACTATGACAAAACAATCAATCACGTTCTAGATAATCCTAGTGATAGTACTAAAGTCATGTGGAAGAGAAGAATGAAGAAGGAGAAATTCAAAGATATGGTAAGAGATGAATTACAGAAGTTACTTCAAGAGCACGGCCTTACAGAGGCTTATACATTAGAGCTTTTAGAGGAAACTATAAAAAAAGCCAAAGATAAAGGCGATGTTACTAATTTAATGAGAGCTGTCGATAACTTACAAGATATGCATGGGATGAAAGAGAAACACCTTGTTAAGACTGTAGAACAGATAGAAGCTACAAGTAATGTAAAATTAATAGATGAGCTTAGAGAAGAAGAAGAAAAGCTTATTGCAACTAGAACTACAACTAAGGAGGAAGAATAATGTTAGATAAAAAACTAAATATACTAGGAGCTATGCTTGGTGGCGCAGGATTAATAAAAGGCGCAAAAGCTTTTAACAGAAAAATGGATGGAAAAGGTTCTGAATATAGGCCAGGAACAGAAGTACCTGCGATAGAAGAGTCATTACCTAATCCAGATGAGGAGTTAGTATAATGGCAAAAAAGAAGAAAGGTTATAAACTTAGTCAAAAAGACAAATCTAAGGGTAAAGTAGACATTAAATATTATTAATGGATTACGAAGATAAATATGAGCAATTACAAGCTCTTAAGAAGTTACGTAATAACATGGCTTTATTTGGAAAGCACTGCTTTCCTACTGCACTTAAAAAGGCTACACCTCCATTTCACAATGAAGTTTATGCAAATTTATCAGATGATGATAAACGCAGGGTTCTTATAGCAGCTCCTAGGGGTACAGCTAAATCTACAGTTACTACTCTTATATTCCCTTTATGGAAAGCGGCTTTTAAATCAACAACAGATGAACTATTTATAGTTATAGTATCAGAGTCACAGGCTCAGTCTATTAATTTCTTGTCAAGAATTAAGTATCACTTAACACATAGCGATAGGTTTAGACAAATATTTGGAGATATGGGACCTAATACTGCTAAGAGATGGACTCATACTGATATAGTACTTGCCAATGGTACTCGTATGATAGCTGTTGGTACAGGACAAAGAGTTAGGGGTTTTATTGAAGGTGATACAAGACCTAACTTAATTATAGTAGATGACTTCGAATCAGAACTAAATGCTTATACTCCAGAGGCAAGGGCTAAGAATAGAAAGTGGATGACAGAAGCTGTTATTCCATCTTTGTCTGATGAAGGTAAAATTGCAATGATTGGCACGGTAATATCTGAAGATTGTTTCCTTTACTGGGCAAAAGAGTCTTCTGCTTGGAATGTATTATGGTATTCCATATGGAATGACAAGGAAGAGAGTATTTGGCCTGAAAGGTTCCCAAAAGAAAGAATCCTTGGAATCAAGGATGAATTTTCTTCTGTTGGAAATATTAATGGATTCTATCAAGAATACATGAATATAGCACAATCGCCAGATGATGCTCCTTTTCAACCTGATTGGATTAAACTGCATAGTTATGAATATGAGAAGATAGATGGTCAGAATGTTATTATTAAAAATAAAGGATTAGAAAATGAAAAGATTAAGCCAGTTGAACTCTATACTGGAGTGGACCCTGCAAGTTCTCTTAGTGCTAGGGCTGACTTCTTTGTTATTGCTACTATTGCCATTGATAATGAAAATAATAAATATGTTTTAGATATTTATAGAGATAAGATTTCTCCAGCAGAGCAACCTCAAAAGATAATCGATGTATATAAGAAGTTTAGACCTAGGCGAGTTAAGGTAGAAACTGTTGGTTACCAGGAAGCTTTAAGAACTGCTGTAAGAGAGTTAATGAGAGAAGAACAATTGTATATACCAGGATTAGAAGCTGGAGTTAAACCTAGAAATTCTAAATCTGAAAGATTGTTATCACTTGTCCCTTTATTTGCAAAGGGTACATTTTACTTTAAACCAGAGCATATGATTGCCCAACAAGAGTTTTTATCATATCCTAAAGGAAAGCATGATGATATCATGGATGCTATTTGGACTGCTTTAGATGGTGCTAAACCATGTAGAAGAGCTGAATTTCAAAAACTTTCTGAAGAAGATTGGAGAAATGAAAAGAAAAGTCTTGATTGGATGACTATGTAATTCGTAAATTAAGCATATGGAATATTCCAAAAAAGACAAATCTCAAAGCCCAGACATGGTAAACGAAACTTTAGAGCTTTTTGACACCTATTCAAGCAAGAGAGATAACTGGGCATCTCAAGCTAAGGAAGATAAAGAATTTAGACTAGGCAAGCAATGGACATCTGAACAAAGAGAAACCCTTATGAATAGAGGGCAAGCTCCTATTGTAATCAATAGAGTTCATCCAGCAGTAGAATCTGCTAAAGCAATGCTTACTTCAAATAGGCCATCATTTAGATGTGCTCCTAGAGAAGATAGTGATAATAAAGTGGCTCAAGTAATGAGTGCTTTGCTTTCTTATATGTATGACATATCAGATGGCAGGGCTGTTATAAGGCAAGCTATTGATGATTACTTTGTAATGGGAGTTGGATATATACAGGTTTATCAAGACCCTTCAATGGATATGGGCAAGGGAGAGGTTTGCATACATGATGTAGACCCTCTTGATGTTTATGTAGACCCAAATAGTAGACATAAGCTTTTTGACGATGCTGAAAATGTTATAGTTTCTAAACTTTTTACTAAATCTCAAGCTAAAAAACTCTATCCTATGTATTCTTCTAAGATTGAAAATGCTCAATCGGATTCTGGGAATAAGGTAGACTTTAATGCTCCCTTCACAGAGCGTGAAGACGATGGTGAAGTTACTTTTCCAGAAGATATAGGTAGAGTTAATAATCAAGAGTATGTTAGAGGGTATGAGAGATATTACAAAGTAGATGTTCAGGAATACAGGACTTATGAAGCTTTCTCTGGTAAAGAAGAATTATTAGGTGAAGAAGAATACGAAATATATTCTCAAAGGCCTGCTTGGATTCTTCAAGGACAAATATTAACAGATGAGCAGAAGACTCAAGAATTATATTCTCAATTATCTCAACAAAGACAAATGGTAATAGCTCAAAAGCTAGAAGAGTTATTACAAGCTGGATATAGCGAGGAAGAATCTATGTCTCTTGCAGAAGATGAAGTTCCTCAGATAAGTTTTGAGCAAATAACTTATGCAGATTTAATAGCTCAAGGTTCTATAAAAATTGTTAAGATTACTTCTAAAAAAGTAAAACAATGTGTTATTATGGGGGAAACACTATTGTATTCTAGGGTATTACCTTTAGATAGTTATCCTATTATACCTATAATGAATATACATACAAGAACTCCTTATCCCACATCTGATGTTAGATTGATTAAGGGATTACAGGAGTATATAAATAAAACACGTTCTTTGATAATTGCACATGCTACTACGAGTACTAATACTAAAATATTAGTTCCTGAAGGTAGTGTTGATATGAAAGACTTTGAAGAGAAATGGGCACAGCCTGGAGTAGCTATACCTTATGACCCTACTGATGGGGCTCCAATGCCAGTGCAACCCACACCTTTGCCAAATGAATTATATCAGAATGAACTAACGGCAAAGAATGATATAGACCATGCTTTAGGATTATATGAAATGATGATGGGAAATTCGCAGGCTGCTCCTCAAACATATAAAGCTACTATATCTATTGATGAATTTGGACAAAGGAAAATGAAGTCTAAGTTAGCAGATGTAGAATCTGCATTAAAAAGAGTTGGCGAAGTCGCTATACCATTAATGCAACAATTATATACATCTGAGAAGATTTTTAGAGTTGTTCAGCCTAATAACTCAATTAACGATTATGTTATTAATAAAAGGCTTGTTGATGATAAGACAGATGAGATAAAGGTAATAAATGATATTACAATTGGCAAATACGATGTAGCAGTTGTAACTGGCTCAACATTGCCAAGTAATAGGTATGCAGAACTTGAGTTCTATATGGATGCCTATCAAAAAGGATTAATAGATAGACAAGAAGTTCTTAAAAAGACCGAAGTATTTGATATGGAAGGTGTTATGCAAAGAACTGATATGATTGCTCAATTACAAGAACAATTAAAACAAGCATCAGAACAAATTAAACAGCTTAAAGGCGATATGCAAACGAGAGATAGAGAAGCTGTGAATTTAAGAAAGAAAGTTGAAGTTGAGAAGTTTAAAAGTAATCTTGACCAGGTTGGTAATAAAGCTAAATCTGCAGGCACACTTTACGAGAAACGTCTTGACGACAGCTTAGCCACAGTAAAAGATGGCATTAGAAATGCCACAAAAGAAACCAGCTCACCTCCACCTAGTGGCAAAAGTGGAGCAGCTAAAAGGAGAAAGAAATAAATGCAGAATGATAATATACAAGCAGACACCCCTGTTGAAAACCTTAACCAAGAGCAATATACTTCATTGGAAGAAGCTGCTTTTGGAAGCATAGGAGAACAGGGCTCTAATGATATTTCTAGTATTTTCAACGATATAGGGAATCAAGAATCAGCTGAGGCTTCTGAAGCAGTTAATAATGTTACAGAAAACCCTCTTCCAACTGAACCTGCGGATACCACTACAACTCAACCTGAGCAAGGTGACAATGATGCTAAAAGATATGCATATTGGCAATCTCAGGCAGATAAGTACAAAAATGAATTAGAGCAAATGAAACAAGCACAACCTGCACAACAGGCTGTTCCAGTTGCTCAACCTCAAGATGTACCTAAAGAGCAGAGTAATGAATTTCCTGCAGCTCCTGAAAGACCTAGAAGACCTAGAAGTTTTTCTAGAGAGGAAGCTTATACAGACCCTTCTAGTGAAAGCGCTAGGTATTTAGATGCAAAAGAGGATTGGGACGAACAAATGGTAGAGTATAATGCTTTGCATACTCAATACCAGAATGCAGTGTTACAAGAGAAATTTGACACGATGGAAAACCAAAGAGTCGAAGAAGTTAAAAGGCAAGAAGCTGCTCAGGCAGCTGTTAAACAACAAGCTGAAATAACTAATTATGTAACAGGACATCATGGTATGAATGAAGTGGAAGCAAAAGACTTTATGACCAAAATGTCAGACCCAGCTTCTATAACCATCGACAATCTCGTACAACTATACAGAATGCAACAAGGCAATGCAGCACCGCAACAGAATGTTTCGCCTGCACAACCTAGTCAGACATTTCAACAAACTAAGAATGCTCAGCAAGTACCATCGCCTATGGGAGTGATGCCTTCTGGACAATCTAATGTTGATGGAAGAAGTATGGAAGATAAAATGATGGATTCAATGATTGGGAACTTCAATGAGAAGAACCCTTGGAAATAACTTTAATTAATATACCCTACTTGAAGGCCTAAAAGGTAGTTGATAGAGGGTAAAATCTAAAGGATGGAAACAAATGGGAACATTTTATTCAGGTCAAGCTGGTAATGATGTCGCCTCTAGTGTTGATATTAACGATACTAGACGTAAGTTTAATTTTGGCGAAAGAGTTGCAGAGCTTGCCCCTCAACAAAGTCCATTCTTCGTATATTTATCGAAGGTGGCAAAAAAAGCTACGAATGACCCTGTGTTCAAATTTCTTGAGCAAAGACATCAATGGCAAAGACGTAATTTTAAAGTATCAACAACATTAACTTGGACATTTGAAGCTGGTCCAACTATTGCAAATGCTGATTCTGACAATCTAGTATTAAGCTGTGACTATGACCAATATGGTAAAATTAGTGGTTCATCTAGTGATGCTACTAATAATGCATGTCATTTCTTAGTACCAGGTTCTGTTATAGCTATGAAAGCTGATGATGGAAATGTTTATAGATTTAGAATAACATCAGGAGCTACTATTGCACATAGTGGAACTGATGGTTCTAGTGGTATAACAACTATTACCGTAACAGGTGGTGGTGATGAGATTGTACCTTTAGACACTCCTACTTCTGGAACATTAACATTTACCGCTTTAAACAAAGGTACTGTAATTGGTAGTGCATGGGCTGAAGGAACTGATACTCCAGCTGGTTGGGAAGATAAATTATATGATAGAGAAGGATACTGTCAAATCTTCAAAACTGGTATGAATATCTTTTCAGGAACAGCCTTAGCAACAGAGTACAGAGGTATTGCTAATGAGTTTCAAAGAATCTGGCAAGATAAACTGATGGAACATAAAATGGATGTAGAACAAGCTATGTTATTTGGATATGGTGGTTCTTCTAATGAGCAATCAACATCTGCTCCTTTAAGAACTTCTTGGGGTATTGTACCTTACACAAGTACATATGGTAAAGTTTACAATATGTCTTATAGTTCATCTGGTTATGATGCTTTCTTAGATGCAATGGAAGACTTCTTTGCTCCTGAGTCTGGTAATAGTGGTAATAAACTTGTCTTGGCTTCAAGAAAAGTAATTACTTACTTAAACAAACTTGGAAGCGGAAGCTTTTTAAATAATTCTGTTGGCTCATCTCAATATCGATTAGATGTTAATACAGTACCTGGTGCTTTCGGGCATACAGTAACTGTAGTTAATACTATATTTGGTAATCTACACTTTGTTCAAGAGCCTCTATTAAGAGGTCCTTGGGAAGATTACTGCGTAGCAGTTGATATGAAGAATGTAGCTTATAGACCACTTGTGGGTAATGGTGTTAGTCGAGACACTTTCATTGAAACTAACGTACAAGACAACGGCGTTGATGGTAGACAAGACCAA